ACGACACCAGCGCAGCCGCTGCAAGCAGCAGCACGAGCAGGCCGGACACAGGCGGAAGGTTCGCGATCTTCTCTCGCACTTCCTCACTCGGGGCCGCAAGTAGAGCGCGTGCTTTCAGCCGGTTGTCAAGCAAGCGGAGCATCGCACCGGCAAACGCCAGCAGTGACGCTACGATTTCTGGATGTTCTTTTAGATAGTTCAGCATTCAAGTTACTCCTACAAGCGCGCCGCCGGTCGCCGCGTTTGCGTCGTCTCCCCACCCTTTGCCAACCGAGGCCGGGTAGGTGACCATTGCGCCAATCGCATGTAAGTTTGCTGTCGCGGGAAATCCTGACAGCGTCGTCGGGGTTTTGGTGGTGTAGGCCAACGTCTCGGACCCAGCTAGGCCGTCGTCAATAACCAGAGTTCCCGCAGCCGGAAAGTCCGACGTATCGGCCACTGTAAACGAAGTGACGCCAGCCAAGGCAGCGACCGTGAGAGGGCTTGACGTGGCTGTGACAAAGGCATCAGCGTCCGCTGTCTCTTGCCAGCCAAAGCCTGAACCAATGGCCGCGCCCCGGGCCTGCCGAATGAACGAGCTGTAGATCTGCGCCTGCGTCGGCGTGATTGCGATGCCGGTGATCCTGAGCACGAATGCCGCTGGGTAGAACTCGGTCAGCTTAATCGTCGCCGATGGCAGTAGCACAGAACCGATGAGCAGCCGGACCACGTCGATGATGTCTTCAATGGTGCCGTCGCTGCGATTGACTCGGATTCGAGCTCGCACGCGCAGCCGGTAATCAGCATCCAGCGCCCCTTGTCTCGGCTCTCCTACGATGCGCCCAAGCACGTCGAGCGCCCAACCGATTGCAGTGTCCACGCCGAACTCGGTGAGCAGCTGCCAGTAGGCGTCCTCTATTGCCTGATACTGCGCCGCCTCGCCGCGAAGGATGGCCGAGATCCGAGGCTTGCGAAACTCCTCCGCCAGCCGGGCCAGCATCTTGCCAGCGTGGTCTAGTTCGTGCTGCACGTCGCCCATTACGGAGTCCCCGCCACGGCTGTTACCAGGATGCGCGCCGAGTCAAAGAGCGCCACCTCGCGGATACCAATCGCAATATCCGACGTGCCGACCGGAGCGGGCGCAGTGCCTACGCGAATCGCGGTCACATTGAGCACGCCGGGAACCACGTCCACCGCTGCGCCGATGCCCCAGCTGGTCACGTCCTTGCCGAGCGTGTAGCCGTTCGCTGGCGTGAGCGCTGCGAGGATGGCTGCTTTGACCTGCGCCGGCCCATCCAGTGGCCACGTCGCAGCGTTGTAAGTGACATCGATCTCGATCCAAATCGAGTAGGTCGTGGGACGTGAAAACTTGATCGTGTGGGAGATGCCGGTCGAATCGACAACGGTTCCGGTCACGCCGCCGTGAGGACGGATGCCAGCGGGCTTGGTGTCAAAGATGGTCTGCCGGATGTCCGCGTCGAGGCCACCGAGCACCACAGCCTCAAAGCTATGTGGTGGGATTCCATTCACATCCACAACGTCGGTGTAGTTCTCAAACACGATGCAGTCGAGCACTGCGTTCGCGGTGCCCTGCCCGATCTTGAGGATGTCGGCGCGGATGGCTGGCACGGGGCCATTACCGCGACCTGCAAGCTCTGCCTCACGGCGGTTGCGCAGCGATGCGTCCGTTTCGACGTAAGCGCCCACCTGGGCATCGCTCATGTTGCGGACGGATAGCCAGCCGCTGACAGGTGACTCGATTGACGTGATCTGCCCTGTGAGGGCTGCGAAGGGTCCAGGGTCGAGCGCGGTGAACGTCACATCTACCGCCGCCGTCCCATCGCCCACGTAGGACCATGTGACCGTGGCATCCACGATGGCGGACCCGGTGCCGCTTGGACCCGTGCCGACAAGCGCAGAGGTTCCAGCGGCCACGGCCTGATAGATGCGCGATGGAGCCGCGCCGTTTTTGACGCGGTCGCCCAGGGCATAGGCTGTGTTCACAGTCCACGCCGCGATAGCCACAAGGGTTGCGTTCGCGTCGGTACCAAACCTAGTCCCCACTACGGGGATTGATATCGCCGAGCCCGATGGTACAAGCGTTGCCGGGTCGCCAGTGAGAGCTACGGTTCCGACGGTCTTCCGTTCCTGATTGCGTGTCGTTCCAGTGATAGCGCACAGGATATCCAGCGCTCTCCCCGTGGCTCCATCTGGGTCGAAGCTTGACGCCAGCGCTTGCCCGACTTCCCATAGTTCCGCCATCCGTTCGGCATGCAGTCCGATACGCTGACCTGCCACGGAATCGGCTGGGATTGAACCGTCCGGCTCGCTTCCCAGTTGCGCGCCGAAGGTCGCCTTGTAGACCGTATCGAGTTCCTGTTTGATGACGGTCTGCGGCTTGGGGACAAAGCCCTCTGGAAGGAGTCCGTAACTAGGCATTTGGAAGTCCTGACAGGTTGATTCCCAGCTCTCCTAAGTTAGTGGAGGCTTTGAAGTTTACAGAGAGAGTCCGTGCGTAGGCGCTGAATAGGAGGTCAAGAAACGTGACCTCATTGATACCAGCGACGGAGAGAATCGCCTCGCGAAAGATCTCGCGGATGCGGATCAGGTTCGGATTCTTGACGATGATTTCCTCGTACCAGGGCAGCCCCTTCTCCTCGTCGAGAAACCACTCCCCTCTAAAGAATCCGATCCGCAGCGTCACTTGCTGCTTGATTCCTGGCAGGTCGCCGGTCATCGCAAGCCCGGTCGCGTCTGCGTATTCGTCGCCGTCCTCGTCGAGTCCGAAGTCGGTGATCTTCTGGTAGGTGGTCATTTTTTCACCTCGACCGACTGGCTTAGCAAGCCGGAGGTCGGAAAAGGATCAAGAGGGAACGGCGGCGCAGTGGGTGCTGACGACGCGCCCGCTGGCGTGGGGTGCGTGTGCGTGTTGGCCCATGCTATGAGCGTGTCGAGGATTGACTTCAGTGTCTCTCCGTTGGGATGCTTTTCAAGTTGCACTGCCGTAGTCGTGCCGATGCGGATCTTGCTTCCGTCAACGTGGATCTGTAGCCCGTCATCCTTGCCAAACGTAGCCCGGTCGGTAGGAGCGCTCGCCAGTGCGTGCCCGAAGTCACGAAGCCCAGGCAGAAACACCGCGTCAGTCAGATCGTGCCGCCGGTCGTCAGCGGGGTCTACAGTGCCGCCTGAGACGAGCCACTTGTCCAGGCTCGCCTCTGAGAACACGATCAGCCCGACATCGCCAACCGCCACCGGGAAGGTGATTCGATAACCGCCCGCGCCGGGGAATTGAACAGGTACAGACGGGATCACAGGAAGCTCGCGCGATTGCTGGGCTCCGCTTTCGTCCGTGTACCGCTCTTTGATCAGCGGCTGCACGTCGGCTTTTTGCGTGCTCTCGTCGTACTTGACGATTTTCCCAGGCAGCGCCGTGTGAAGGTCAGCAACCATGGACTCGCGAAACCGTGCGAGGAGGTCTTGCAGCGTGGTGTTTCGTGTTGTCACAGGGTCGCTCCTTCGACTGACGTATACCAGTCCTGGCCTGCGGTGTCTCCGCTGTGCTCGACCTTAGCGCACTTGACCGAGACGCCGATAGGGAACCGCTCGCACTGGATCTGTACCTTGGCACCTGGCTTGATGTTCGCGTTGAGCAGAGCCTTAAACTTGAGCTGAGGCTTGCCACCTTTTTCGAGCGGTGCGCCGAACTCTGGTGAGCCGATCAACCCAGATTCCGGCGTGAGCAGTGGCACGTCTTGCCCGCTGACTTCAGAGGCCGACAGGATCACAAGCTGCTCGTCCTGTATCGACCACTCGTAGCCGGTGCCTTTTAGCACCTTGTCAAGCTCGCGACTCACCGGGCCAGACAGGACGATCCCCTGTTCGAAGCTGCCCGGTATCGCGGCTTTGCCAGAGTTGCCAAGCCCGAGCCCAAGCTTTGCAGCCAGCCGCTTGATCACGTCGGACTTGCTCGCCTTTGGCCCCAAGCTCTCGGAGAGCCGCGCAAACTGAAACGCTCGCTCGCCGTCGCCGGACTTTAGAACCGTGCGCCAGTCCGCGCCCTCGCGAACGTGGGACACATGCCGCACGTCGCCCTGAAAGATCTGCTTGACCCCGGTATCGACGTAGCCGCACTCCAGTACGAACTTGACGCCCTTGGTTTGCAGGGCCGCGCGTCGGGTCGGCGACAGGTTTGTGATCGTGACCTCTGCGGTGTTCGGTTCCTTCGACGCGCTCTTTTTGACAGAGAACTGGACACGCAGGTCGGTGATTTCTGTCACGTCCGCCGTTAGGCTCTTGTAGTCCTCTGCTACTCGGTTCGCGATGAGCAGCCGGACGCGCCTATCCTGTAGCCGCTGGTCAGCCACCTGCCGCCGCTATCTGGAGATCTTCCAGCGTCCAGTAGTGCAGGCGCACCCGGTCGCCAAGCTCCCCGTATCCAGGCACCCTGGTCACGGTGTCGAGGTTGTACACATCCCGCCCGTCAGTCCAGGTGGGATCGCGTTCGCTGTTTGCAGTGTCGATCAGAACCAGTGTCCCAAGCGGGCGACGTGGGTCAGTGCATTCAAGAGAGCCAATAGGCCAGCCGACGACACACTTTAGAGAGCCCTGGATCAGCACCTCGTCAGCGTCGTACATGTGCATGTAGTACGCCGCCTCGCGAGTATTCCAGCGAAACTCCAGACGGTAGATCGTGCCGTCGAGTTCTGCGACGACAGTAAAGTGTGGCAGGTCAGAGCGTAGCGGGATTTCTACCATGGCTAAAGCCCCAGCCCAGTGCGGGCGCGGCCGACAAGCTTTTGTAGTTTCTCGGTCCCCGCGTCGCCAAACACGTCTTTGCTTAGGATGGATCGTGGCTTTTCAGGCTCAACCGCTGCCGTCGGCTGCTTGCCGGTGTCCTGTTTTTTGTGTGACTTTGTGGCCTTCGCGACGACTACTTTCGTGGTGCGATTGTAGACAATCCGAATTTGCTTGAACTGCGCAGTGAAATACAGAGCGCCGCCGGTCTTGGATTCCTTCGGAACGGACAGCGAAACAAGCGCCATGCTATCATAGGTCTTGTCGCGAGTGACGACCTTGACCGGCTTGGCTGCCGTGCGGATCGCGTCTAGCTTGGCCCACGCTGCACGACCAAAGCCCGTCGCGCTGCTCGGTGGCTCTTGCTGCGTCACCTGTACGGACGCGCCGCCTACCTCGATTGAGCGCTGTACCTGGCGTGATCCAATCGGCGTGTCACTCACGATGCCAGTGATAGAAAGCTGCACCGGATCGGGGCGAATGTGATCCGTGATCTTTGCGCCACTCTCGACAGGATGCTCGGTGACGGTTGAAGTTGCTGTATGCGTCTCGGTGACAGTGCAGTCGAGCGCAAGATCCCCGATGAGTGTCGGCCCGGTGTACTTTTCGGTAGCCATCTATCGAGTCCCCACCGCTGCGGATGCGCCTTCGATTTCAGACGACATCCATTCAGACCACAACCGCTGCGATTCATTGGCAACGTCGGTCGCGCTCTGGCCTGGTAGCTGATTGATGACCGGCGCATAGGTCGCCGTGATGCTCTTGCTCGGGGCCGGCGCCGCACTCATCATGGGGGTCTTGGGCGCAAAGAGGCGCTGCGTCGCTCCCTCTGCCGCGTTACCTACCGCCACTCCAGCAGAGTCCAGAGCGCCAAGCGCCGCGCCAAGCACCGCGTTGCCGCCGCGTTTCAGGGTGCCAGTGATGTCCCATTTGGCATTAGCCAGGGCAGCAAGCTTTGCGAGGCGCGTGATCAGCCCTTCGATCTTGCCCGCCATCCACGAGACACCGTCGAAGATCTTGCCAAAGAGGAATGACCAGAACTTCCCGACGAATCGCAGGTAGAGCAGGACCGAGCGCAGGATCTTGAGCATCCAGTGTTCGCCGGCCTTTGGCCCCTGATCGATGAAGTCTGATACGAGCTTGGCAAGTTCCTTCCCGACATCGCCGATGAGCGACTTCCCGCCATGAAGGAACACCCACAGATCCTCAAGTGCCAGGAGCACGATCGCAATCAAGGCAGCAAGTGCGATAAACGGGGCCGCCGCCACAACCCAAGCCGCAGCAGCAGCTATCGCCGATCCGATCGCGGCGGCCCCGAGCGCGATAAAAGAAATCACCGCCCCCGCGTTTGCAATTGCGATTGCTGCAAGCGAACCGACGATAAGCGCGGCGAACAGCTTCCACTGGGCGATCACGAAGTTGAGCGCACGCCACACCAAATCCAAACCGACCCCGACGGCCTTGATTGCTCCAGCGATGCCCCGCATTACAGAGCGCAAGCGCTGAGCTATCAGTTCTCTGTTTGCCTTGATCCACCGGACCATGGAATCTAACAGTTCCTTGAATCCCGACAGCAGCGGCCCGCCGATTGAGTACCGGAGCCCGTCCGCTGCGGCTTTGAGCTTGTCCCACGTATCGCCGAGATCATCGCCGGCTGCGATCGTGTCTTTGTCGAGCACGATGCCGAGTTCGCGCGCTTCCTGCCGTAGCTCTGCTAGCCCATCTCGACCTGCTTGCAAAGTCGGGATGAGCGCAGCGCCGGACTTTCCGAACAAATCCACCGCAGTAGCGACCTTGCGCGCTCCGTCGGGCATTGCCTTAAACTTCTCGGCAAGGTCGCCAAAGACCTCATCAGCCTCGCGGAGCTTGCCGTTTGCCGTGATCTGTACGCCGAGCCTGCGGAAGGTCTGCGCCGCTTCTTCGCTCCCGCTTGCCGCCGCCGCCATGTTGATCGAGAGCTTGCGGATGCCGTCGGCCATTCCCTCGACTGATGAGCCGTTGAGCTTTGCTGCGTATCCAAGCTCTTGGATCGCGTCGGTAGTCACACCGAGCGCAACAGAGGTGTCATTCAGCGCGCCCGCTGTCTCGACGGTTTTTGTGACGATGTTCGCAAGGCCTTCGCCTGCCCGTACTGCGCCATCCACCAAAAGGCCAAGACCTGACTTGACCGCACCGATCATGTGATCTGCAACGGCAAAAGAGGCAGCATCCACGGATAGACCAAGTTTTGCGAACAGCTCACGGACTATCACCGACGGCTCCTCTCTTGCCTTTTGCGCATCCTACGTTCCGCTCCCTCGTAAGCGTCAAGTAGGTCGTTTGCTTTTCGCACGTCTCCGAGTGACCAGTATTCCCCGATCTCTTGGAGGGTCGCTAGCTTGGCGTGGACGATCCGCCAGATGGGCCACTCGTCGGCGAACCATTCGATCCCAATGAGGGGCTCGCCTTGCTCTGTGCTTTCCGCCGTGCGTCGTCGAGCATCCCGACCACGATCCCGCGAAAATCGCCGAAGTTGACCTCTGCCGCGAACAGAGCGCACTTCATCAGCGTAAGCACTGAGCCCTGGAAGACGATGTCGCAGACCGCCAACAGGTTCTGCGGATTGCCAAACGGGTCGATGACCGCGCCTGTCAGAAGTTCCCGCGTAATCGCTTCGGTTTCTTCCGGTGAGAGCGCGGAAAACATCGTCGGCAAGTGCTGCGACAAGTCCATGTCCCCGAGCCCCTTGGAGCCCGACGAAGCGAGCGCGGCAAGGGCTGGCCCAATCGAGCCGCCTACGGTCTTGAGCAAGCGCACAAAGAGCCGCTGCCCTTTGAACACCGGGAGCGCTTGAACCTGGACGGTGTACCCGTCGATAATCTTGGTCTGTGGCTCTCTGGGCATTAGGACACCTGCGCCAATCCGCCGATCACAAACTTGGCGTCGGAGTAGTCAATCCGCCACTCGCGCTCCGACATCTCGGCGCCGTACGCCACTACTGGCCGGCGCGCGACCCAAGCAGCTGGAGCCTCTAGGACGGTGCGACCATTGGTGTCTCGGATGAGGATCGGACCAACGGTCTTTGCCGCCGCGAGAGCCGACAGGATATCGTTGCTTGACGACGAAGCCATGAGAGCCATCGTCACGCCGCCGCTGGTGTTGTTGTGGAAAACGACGACGGTTTCGCTTCCGTCGCTGCCGACGGTCTTGGTAGCGATGTCCTCGCCGCCGTCTGGGTCAATCGAGATGTCGCCCGCAAATCCCGAGAGGGTCTGACCAGCGTAGGCGACGATGAGCTTTTTGAAATCCCAGGTAGAGGTAGCCATGTGTCACCGCCCTTAGTTGGTGAGAGTCCCGGTGATGTACGCGACGTGAATCGCGCCCGCGATGGGAGCCGTGAAGGAGTAGCCACGCAGGATGCGGGCTGCCTTATCAACCAGCGCCTGTGATGCTGCGGTGGGCACGATCACAGTGTAGTTGTCGGTCAGGAATCCATCCGTCACAGAGAGCCGCAGACAGCCCCGAATGGCGTTGTCGATCTTGCCGATTCCTGCGTCAGTGTACGGCACTTTGTCCGCGTTCATTACGACAAGCGCGACAGCTTCTTGGATGCGTGCCTTCAGACGGTCACGACCGCGAATGGTATCGATCCACTCGCCAGCGGCCACTTTGCCCTCTGCCGTGATGTTTCGACCGGCGATGGTGTAGTAGTACCCGGCGTTTTTGGCGATCAAGTTCTGCCGCCACGTCTCCGTCAGTTTGAACGGAGGCACCGTCCCCATTGCGCTGATACCAGCGAGTGTCTTACCGCGCCACGTCTCGGAGCCAGGGATGTATGGCAGCAAGCGCCCGAAGGTGGCCGCGTCAATAAACTGGCCGTTGTCGGGGTGGTAGGTGTCCCAGGTTCGGAAGTAGGCCGCTGTCTGTAGCGCCTTACTGATGTCGGTGGCGATGCCAGCCGCGACCGTGGCGCACTCCGAATCGGTGACCTGCGCACCGTAGATCTTGTCCTTGCTTTCGGTCCACGCAGCCGCCGCCGTCACGCACGCGCTAGAGTTGTACAGCGTGATCAGCGCGTACCAATCGTTATTCTCCACCACAATCTCGTCCAGGTCGGTCGCGATTCCAGGGTTGGCCGTGGTCTGCTGTAGGGTCAACAGCGCGGGGTCGGTCGGGTAGAAACTCATCCAGTTCCCGACCGCGTTCCCGGTGAGGGTCAAGAACGTGTTGGGAGCGACACCGCCGATAGCAGCCGTAAACCCGGCTGCTGTTGCAGGTGCAGCAAGTGCAGCCTGTAGCAACGTAATGATCTCGTCATTGGTTGCGGTGGCATCGCTCGTCACTTCGTACT